CGCTTATTCGAGACAGATTCAAAACCAAGTAAGAAAACATAAGTTTTCTCGTGTGTTTTGGATTTTTGTGCTGGTTATTGGGATAATAGTTGTGGTGCGTTTCTATGCAACTATGAAAGTATTCCACTAATATTGGAGCCAACCTATTCCATTGATGGTATGTCACCATCATGAACAGCATGGAACCTCTATAAGGAGGCCACATGACAAACGCCTATGGCGTTCGGTTTCATGAGGGTTTGACACATCGTCTTTCAGTGATCGGAGTTCCAACACATATCATTAGGGCTTTGCCTGATGTGGTATGTCGTTGGGTTCGTTGTTCTGGAGTTGAGTGGACTATCTCTAGGTTGAAATCCCTAAAGAATGATCTACTCCACTTATGGAACGGCCAAGAAATTGTCACTCCTATTCGTAAGAATAGAAAGGGGCAAATCTATGGTGTCATTGGTTCGCTGTTCAGATTTGGTTTGAAAGATGAGATTTGCTTTGGTAGAGCAATTCAAGCCTTTCAAATCTATACTTCATTTACCTTTGAGGATTTATCCCCAAAGCAAGTGAAGAAATTTGTCACAGCTATCAATGCTCCAGCTCCTGTGCTGGATCCTAAGTTCTTATCTGATCTTGGCAGATCAGTTAAGCAGAACTTTGGACACATTTCTGCTGTTAGAGATCAAGAGATTTCACTCTTGACCTACCGTGGTTCCTCTGAGAGATTTAAACCAAATTTACTTTGGCGGAATTATGACCTTTCTGGCCATAACCCTATTTCTCGTAGGCAGGATGAGGATGTATTAGCTAATGCTAATTACTTCCTGAACCCAGATCATAATTGGTTATACTTTGAGTATGAGGAGCTTTATGCTCCAGTACTAAAGGTATGACTGGTATCCAAGCGATGATACTTAAGTATCGTCCTTGGTATGATTTGCATCCACACAGTGTCATTGAGGGTGGAGAAATTCATTTTCTCCAAGAGGTGGGTGGCAAGCTGAGAAGCGTTGCCAGTCCACATCTCGTTCATCAATTGGCCTTGAAGCCATTTGGTGACGCCGTCTATGACCTCGTACGATCCCTACCATGGGACTGTACATTTGATCAGCAGAAGCCGCATTATGTTCTCCAGACTCATTTGTCCAAAGGTGACACTATTTATAGTGTTGACCTAAGCTCAGCTACTGATTATTTCCCTCTGGAAATACAGTTGGTTGTGCTGAGAGCACTCTTCGGCAATTCACCTGATGTTCGTCTATTCGAGACGATCAGTAAGGCTGAATGGCGTACTAACATGGAGGGAAACCTCCCTGCTAGGATGAGTTGGAATAGAGGACAACCATTGGGCTTATACCCAAGTTTTGGTGTCTTTACTCTGACTCATGGAGTACTGCTTTGGTTCCTTAATGGAAAACGGTACGATAATACATTTTTCGTACTTGGTGATGATGTTGTCATCTTGAATGATAACCTCTATCATCGCTACATTAAGGCACTTGAACAAATGGGCTGCCCATACTCTCGTGAAAAATCAATCACGAGTGCAAAACTCTGTGAGTTTGCAGGAAAGATAGTCACTTCTTCTAAGGTAATACCTCAGTTGAAATGGCGGGAAATTAGTAACGACAATTTCCTTGATATCTGTCGTCAGTTGGGCTGTCGCAGTCGA